AGTTAAAGTACTTTGAGTTGCACCAATCGCAGCCGCAGAAACACTAAGTCCACCTGATGGGTTGAAGTTAGTTGTATCTTGAGCCGCACTTTGGTACAAACTTCCTGCTACTGTTGAAGTACCACCAACGAGAGCGTAACGAAAGCCACGTCCGTCTGGTGTTTCAGCATATGCACCAATAGGCATTTGAGCTGTAGTATTGTTTGCTAACAAGTCTACACCCATTACGTTTGGAGTATTCGATAAAAATGTTGCCATAAATATATGTTGTTATTGTTGATAATTAAGCCGCAGTCGTTACGTTAGTCCAAGTAGTTGAACCGTCAGTATTTACATACAAACGAGTTGAAGTACTAGAACCGTCAGTACGAAGATAAATAGAACCTTTAGCCGCTGAAATAGATGGTGCACCTGAACCAAAGTAGATTCCAATATTACTTGAACCCATACTAAACGCTTGTACACCACCTGCAGTTGTTGCTGTTGCAGACTCTGCTGTAATTATACCAGTTGTAGTATTTGTTCCGTTAGTACTTTGACCTGAGTTTGTTTCAGTAGCACCTGCCATAAGAGCAGGCTCGTAGTTTTTAAGGTCGATAGTCATATAATTTGTGTTTTAATTATGGTTGATAATATTTAACACAAGATTATACAGACGTGATACCTGTTAGAACACCGTGACGTCTTGGGTTGTCAGTAATCAAGTTTCCACCAAGAATGATGAATGAGTTGAAAGCCGCTTGATTAGTTGATTTAATCCACCCTGACCAAGAGAATCCTAGAGAATCAATTTCGTTGTATGAGTTACCTGCAAATAGCTTAGAAGCTACAGGAGCTGGCTCTCCACCGAATTGTGGGATTGCTGTTGGAAGACCATAGAAGTCAAGATATTCTTCATTCAAGAAGTATAGATACCCAGATGTACACTTTCTATCAGGAAGTACTGGAAGACCAGCAAATTCCAATGATTTGAATCCTGTATAACCTTTGAAGTTTGAAGCGACATTAACGTCTTTCATAATTCTTTATTGAGGTTGTAGTAGAGATTCGTAAAGTGCAGACACAGCGTAAGTAGTATATGAAGATGTAGGTACAACAGTAGCGTCAGCAATAGCGTTAAAGAGAGTTCTCATTTTCGCTAATGAGAGTGTTCCACCAGAAGCTGTAACAGTTCCTGCTAGAGTTGGGTAAGTAGTACGAGATAGACCACCGATTGTTGATACAGTAGTTCCGTCATCTACTAGAGCCGCAAGTCCTAAGAAGTCTTTGTTAGAGTTTCCTGTTCCTGTACCATACAAGAGTGTACCAATATCGTCAGCACAGTCTTGGGCACGAGAACGCATTTCAACAGTTGCCAAGTCCATAACTTTTTGTACTGTAGCGTTAGCCGCAATTTCAGTTAGTGGAAGAGCTACGTTGTTAGCGTAGAAACGTGGGTTGTAAATCATAAGCACACGAGTATCTGAAGCAGAAGTTGGAAGTGTATCAAATCCTGCAAATGATGTTCCTGAAATACCTTTTTGATATTTAATAGGAAAATCCATTGTAGATGAACGGAATTTTTTAGTTTTAGCAAGCATTGAAGTTGTAAAAGTGTTTCCACGTAGTACAGTATCAACAACGCGAGGTACTAAAAAATCCAAAGTTACAGTATCTACTCTATTTGTAAATGCCATATAATTGTAAGTTTAATATTTTATTTTATAATGCGTTTCGCCACGAATCCCAGCTATTACCAATACTAGTATTAGTAGAATCGTCAGCGTTACCATTAGAATTGTCATTTGTTAAACTTGCTACTTTCTTTCTACTGTCTTGCGTTTTTTGAGTTTTTAAATTATTACGCATTTGGTAGATTTCATAAGCTTTTTCAAAACTAATCATAGCTAGATATTTGCCGTCTTCCCCTGTTGGAGATAGTTCGTCTACAATACCTAGTATTTCGTCTTCTTCTTTAGTTGTAAGTTGTACGCCTAGTGTTTCAGAAAGGTTTTCTAGATTTTCGTCTATGATTTGCTCATTCTGTGATAGTCGCTCTACAGCTTCAGTTTGTTTACGTTCAATTCTTTCAATAGCTTTTTCAATAGCACGTTCTTCAATAAGGGCTTCACGTTGCGTTTGTATTTCGTAAAATCTTCTTGATTCTGCCGAATCTCCGTGTAGTTCCACCCATTCTTTTGGTAATTCAGCTTCACTATCGTTTTGAGAAATTCTAGTAGTTTTTAGTTGCTCAAGTGATTCTTCTAGCATTTTAATTCTATTAGAATACTCGTGTACTTCGTCTACTTTCTTTTTAAAACGAGAGTAAGGCACTTTCTGTTCTGTTTCTTCGTTACCTACTGGTGAAGACGAATCTTCAGAATCTTCTGTGTCTGTGTCCTTTGCTGTTTCTGATTGCGAGTCAGGAGAAGCAGTCTCTTTAAGCTCATCAAGGCTAAAACCATTATCTGATTTAAACATTGAAGGGTCGAACGCTAGTTCTTGCGACATTGTTGGGTCATTTTCCATATTTTTATTACGAGGGTTTTTTAGTCTTTCGACAAGGAGAGCCTGAGCAAACCTATATTAGTTATTATCTATTTGCTAATGGTGAAGTTCTTTTTGCAACTTTATCATTGTCTCCTGTAGTACCATTCATTTTAGCAAGCTTTTTTGCTTTGTTATCTTGTGCAGATACAACGCCATTTAGCTTACCCATTTTCATTGCTACTTTGTCTTTGTTTGTTGTTTTTTTCATATATTTATTTCATTTTTTTAGCCATTTTTTGTTTAATACCTCTAGACGCTTTGTGTTTGGCTAATCGCTCACGTCTAGCTTGCTCGTAAGAGATATTTTCTTTAGGTTTCCACTTACGGTCTCTATCTCTTGTTACTTGCCAGTTTTTGTTACGCATTTCGCGTGCTTTGTCATCGTGTGTCATAAATTATTTCATTTTATTAGCTACTTTCTTTTTATTTTTAACGACTTTTTTCTTTTTGTCGTCAGCCTGCAAGTATTGAGCCTGTCCCATTTTTTGACTCCAATCTTGGGCTTCAGTAATATCAGAAATGTATAATTGTTTATTTTCTTTTTTCATAAACTTTATTGTAATTATATTTTAACACTCTGCATTAATTGTTGTCCAGTAATATCAGGTGCATTAGGTACAGGCGTTGTAATATTTCTATTGTCTTCACCATTTGAGACAGCTGGTGAAGTGTTAGGAGGTAAAGCTTGTGGTTGTGGTATTTCAAAGTCAGGAAATAATACTTGAGGTGGTAAGACACCTTTTTGTATTAATTGCCATTTTAATAACTTTTCTGCCATATCGTATGCATTTGGATAGTCAAGTGCTTTATAGAAAGATATTGGGTCAATAGCTCCTGCACTCCATAAATCCATTGCTTCGTTACGTTTAGTAAGAGGGTCTTTTGGTATGAGAGAGCCTTCTTTGACTGTTACAGTAAAGCGAGTAGTAAGCTGTGTATTTTTAAGCTTCATTAGCTCGCGTGATTTCTCGCCTAGTACTGAAAATGAATGTTCTTCAGTCCAATATACGTAAATCATTTGCAACTGCCAGTTATACCAAGTGTTAGCTACTTTCTCTATAAACTCTGTTACTCCACCACCTATACGAGAAGAATCCATTTGATTTACAAGTATCTTTCCACGTACACTCTTTTGGTCTTCAAGTCCTTGTGGTGTACTTCCACTTGTACCAAATATGTTACGTAGTTCATTACGAGAATCTTCAAGTTGCTGATAGATGTTAGCAGGTAAAGCAGGTGCGTTGTCTCTCTTATATGAATCTCCAATTTTACCATTAGGCACCCATAGAGCATTACCTTTTGAGAGTTGTGTTGCCGCTTCTGCCGCTTGTTCTTTAGTAAACGCGTCTCCACTTAATACAATTCCATTGTTTTGTGCGTCTACGTTTTTGTCTATTTGCTGATAGCGTTTGTTGATATTGTCTTGTATAGCAATATTCTGTGTCATCAAAGATGTATTATCGTGAGGCTGTGTTCCAAGATTAAAGATAGTCAAGAATATAAATGGAAATTCAGGTTGTTCAAAATGGTTAATACCTTGCACTTCTTCTTCTATTTCAGATTCAGTTTCAGGGTCAATAACTTTAACTTTACCATTGTAGTTCCAATTAGGGTTCTTGTATTTACCAAGTACTATTTTATTATCACGCAATGTAAAAAACACGTCTGTGCGAGTCCACCATTCTATGTACTGTATTTTTGTACCTAACTTACCTTGAGCAAGTAGCTTAATTTCTTTTTCTTTCTTTGGAAATAGCTCAATAAGTTTTTTAGCTGTTTTCTTTTTGCGTAGTCCTAGATATTCACCATTGTAAATACCACCAACTTCAATTACAGATTCAGGGTCAAGTATCAAATGTTTAGGTAATACAATATCAGTATTAGAGTTATTTTTTGTATAATCCCAGCTTATTTTTAAAGCACCAATAAGATAGATTGCCCAGTTTCGTGTCATTCCTTTAAGCTTCATACGCAAATGTTGCTTTTCAGCTTGATTGTGTAGAGCTTTTTGTACAGCGTCTGCTATTTTTTCACCTTCGTCTGTGCCGTCTGCACTTACATTTACTTCAGGGTTAGCACGAGTAGCAATAGGTAAAAATGTCTCTAATGCTTCAAAGAGTAGATTATCTACAAGAGGCTTTTTTGTTCCTGCTGTTTGAAATTCGTTAAATTGTTTACCTTTCCAATAGTCTTCGTTAGTCGTCTGCTGGTCTTTAATGTCTTTTATGTAAGTATTATGAGCTTCTTCCCACGCTGTTGTTAGATTAGTTATATCTTCTTCTTTCATTGAAGATTCAAACTCATCTAATATTGCTGATTCTGTATCGTCTTCTTTGTTTCTACGTGATTTATTAGTTGCACCAAATAATCCCATTGCACCTGCTACAGCGTTATAAAAGTTATTTCCATTATCTAGAGCCATATATGTATTTAATTATGTTTTAATTGTATCACGGTTTTTTTGTCAAGTATACTTTTAGCTAATATGTTTGTCTACGAATCATATATTGACCTGTTGCGTCAGCTGTATAGCCGTTAGACGCAAGCTGTTCTTTAATGTTGATTATTGCACCTTTCTCGTTTTCCATAAATCTATCTATGCCTGTTCTCCAGTATACAGTAGCGTGTACAAAGTCGTCTCTATCACTACGTGTCCATTTGTATACAGGTCTTCCGTGTCTGTTTTCTTCTACGATTCTGTAAATATGACTCCAATGCACCCAGTAGTCATACCAATCTAATTCTGTACCGTAAATTGGTATACGCTTGTCTCTAAACTCATCTACGAGTAGCTGTATGGTATTATTTCTATCTATCGTTACAGTTTGAGCGTCATCATTCCACGCAAACAGTTCTCCATTGGTTCGCTCTTCGCCATAGAAAGCTAAAAAGACACGATTCTTATATCGCTCGCGTAAATCACGATTACCAACTATATCGCCACCTTGGTCAATTACCATTATGCTATTAGGCCAACGCTTTAAAAGTAGCTCAAGTTCTTTATAGCCTGTACATTCTCCATAATAGAAGATTCCACGATTATTACCAATAACATAACGCATTACAACACCTGGGTCTACACCAATAACAATACGCCCGTCTTGTGGGTTTACTTTGTCTGTTAGATTCTTTAAGAATATGTCTTTTGTGATTGTATTTCCTGTACCTGTATGTGGTATACCAAGAATAAAATTATCAAAGAAATCAGCAGGCTTTGTTCGCTCTTGTAGCTTTACATAGTCAGCAGAAATAGTAGGAGCCATTAGCAAAGAAATCCAATACCCACTTACTTCTTTCTTATCAGGCCAACGTGCTATCCATTCTCCTTGGTGTCTGTCTAGTTCGTGCTTGCAGTTTACACAACCATAATAATATCCAGTCTTATCTTGTACATTAAAATTAGGTCCTTCAAAGATATTCTTCATTGTTAAATATTGCTTTTTATTGCAATTAGAACACGTTACAAACCAATGTTTCTGGTCGCTACGATTCCACAGTCTATCTACGCCAACGTCAGGCACAGAGGGGTTAGAGAATAGCCACTGATAGCCGTGTTTACTGTGCTGTAGACGTGATGAGTATTGCTCTATAATCTTTAAATTACTTCTATCAACTTCATCGTGAATGTTCAAATCTGAGGTAACAGAAATAGCGTCTCTTTCGCTCCACGTTCCTTGATAGTTGATGACTGAATTACCAATACGCTTTTGTTCCATTGAGTTGTTGTTACCAATCCACTTTTGTAGTATAGGGTTTTGCTCGACAATACGATTTACTTTACTTTTAACTAAGTTAGCTACGTCAGTATACGTAGGCATTGTATAAATCATATCCATATTTTTACTACGTGCAAGCCACATACTTTTTATAATAGCAGTAGTAGTAAATCCAACTTGGGCACATTTTCTAATCGCAAGTAGCTTAGATTCATCTTGAAATATGTCCCATAAATATGCGTGGTCTTTAAAGTCTAAAACATCGCCTTTCTCGTTTTTTATTTGATACACCTCTAGAAAAATATGTATATCTATCAGTGCTAATTGTTCTAAGTCAATCATATGTAAGTTTTGCTGTAAGTGTAGCATAAAAAAATGACAAGCCAACGTATTATGTCAGCTTGTCGTTGTTGTAAGGCTGTATTAGCCTTCGAGCTGTGGCAGTTCCCACGGCTTTGGAGGTTTTTGTGGCATTCGCAAGTCCAATTCAAGTTGATGTTCACACGTCTTGTGAGTGAGATAGTATTTATCATTCACAAGTACGAGAGTGGCATTGCCAGGCTTGATTGGTTTGTTGCATTTGCACATAGCGTTACTCCTTTGAGTTGCTATAAATTAAGTGTAGCATAAAAAAAGAAAACGCAAGTTAATGCGTCTTCAAGTCCACCAACGTTTAGGCTTGTAATTGAGAGGTGCAAATTGTTGCAGAGTTTGAGTAGTGTAGTTAAATCTTTCTGTTTGCTTCAAGTAGTGATTGCTACAAGAAACAGAGCAGAATATACGATTGTCTACACGTATGAAACCCTCGTTTACCTCTACTACAGTTCGACATTCAGGATTATTACAGCGTATCTTCATTGTGAGCTCCTGTGAGTTGGTCGTGGATTTTTTCTATTATGGTCGCAAAACCATCTGGAATGGGAAACCCACGAAAAACCAACCTGTTAATAAGTGAATAACAAAAAAACACTTTTGTAAAGTGCTTTAGTGTTTATTATTTAAATAACAGTCTTTAAACCCCTTGAAAAGAAGTAGCAGTATTTAATAAAAATGTATGTTTAATTATAATTTGTAGAGTTGCCCCTACATATATCTAGACGAGAGAACTATCTAAGGATTACATTTAGATATATAACAAGGGCATTGTATCTTTTATTTGACAGATTGTCAAGAGATTATGTTGTAAGCCTTATGTACATAGGGTCGATACTACCTACATAAGACACACAACACAATACTTTCCTAAGGTATTAATGTTGGTGTATGTTGTATAAAAGCGATAGATTTTATTTGTTACGCTCAGTAACTTGCATTAAAAGTAATGTAGTGAGTATTTTCAGTAAATTAACCAGAGTCTATATTTAATTGTAGAAATCCAATAAAGAACTATAGCTTACGGCTATCACTCGACACGTCTCGAGACTGTGTAATTCAAGTATATACGTTACAAGGGTACTGTCAAGCAAATACAGGCACAACTAAAGCAAGAAATATAAGTACGCTCGCAATTTCTCTATTGTGTTTTATAAGCATTGTAGATTTTTCGTAGTATTCCATATATTATACCTACACCTGAAGCTATAGAGAATGAGACATTTATTATCTGTGTAATATCGTTTGCTTCAATGTTAGGGTACACTTGCGACACCAAAGTAACAACTACAGGTACAATACCAAGTAATACTGATTTAAGTGTTAATGACAAGTCTCCGTCTCCTGAAGAAGATATAAACCATTTTTTATTCATAAGAAGTTGATTCATTTTGTTGATTGAATAAGTAGCAAACACGCCAGTAGGCTCTGTAAGTCCTACAGGTGTAAGTATATCGCTCTTATACGCAAGCTGAAACTTTTTAACAGCTTCTGTTGTACGAATCCCATAAAACCCTGTAGATTCAATGCCTGACGCCATAAATCCAAGTGCTTTTAGTGCGTCTTGTAGCTTCTTAACATCTTTATCAATCATATTAGGCTTGAGTGTCTTAGTAAACTTATAGCCTTGTGGTAGTGTCAGTGGTATTTCTTTCAAAAGATACATTGCTCCTGTACAGCGTGTATTAATAAACTCTTCAGACAGCAAGCGTCTATCGTCAAATTGTGTAGCATTAGAGCCCCACGAATCTTCAATAATTAAATACTTTTTACCTTGATAGATTGCGAAATCTACAACACATATAGCGTGAAACCACTTAGCTTCACCTTGCACTTGAGGTATTGAACTCCATTCTTGATAGTTTGAGCCTACTGTAATGACACAATGCTTATGGTCTTGTACAGCACGAGCAATATCTTCAAACCAAGTAGGCGTTTTAGGTACGTACACATAACCACTAATCTTTTTAGCTTCTGTATTCAAGAGATTTTGTACCGTAGTTGATATATCTTGATTCATTACGTCTTCACCTACGTTTTGACTAATATCTTGCGATTCTAGTACCGTTCCTTGCTTTTTAGCTATGTCTGCACCATTGTATAGATACATTCCTGTGCCTATGTAATTCATACGAGAGCGATAGATAGGGTGAGCTGACACTTCATCATAGCCTAGAGTGTACATTGCTTTAGAGATAGCTTGAGCTACGCACGATGACGAGTTAGATTGATTACGAGCAGGGTAATTCTTCCAATCCATTACGCCTTTCTCTTCCCATACCACTTGAGACGCTGACGCTAATTCAGGGTCAGTTGTCTTATAGTCTTTACTTTTTTCTATTTCATCGCGAGTATCTTCTAAAGCACCTTTGTAGTTGTCTTCCATATAATTATATTATTTAGTTTTTTTGGCTTTTAGTCTTTCGCTAATTTCTTTAGCCATAAGTAGTATATCAGAGCTTGCGGTGTTCAAGGTCTCTCCATTGGTTGTTACGTCAAGCTGAATCCCTTGGTCTGGTGAGCCGTCTATGTAACCCATTATCATATGTATCAACGAGGTATTACCTTTTTTGATAGCGTCTGCAAGTATTCTCTCTATGAGCAAATCTTCATAGGTTTTGTCAGTCTCGTTGCCGTCTTTATCACGAGCTTTCTTTCTAAGAGCTTCAAATAGTAATGTTGTTAAATGCTTTCCTTTTGGTCTTCCCCCTGGGTTGCCACTTTGTCCTTTCTTAAATGTCATATAATTGTTTTTTGCTTGTTCTGAAGTAGATTATACCAATCCCCTTGTAAATGTCAATAACAAAAAAACACCATTTAAGGTGTTAGTTTGTAAGTGTACGAGTTGCGTAGATATTATCTTGCTCTCTTCTTAGACTTTTTAACTTTCTTAGTTGCTTTTTTCTTTGCCATATAATTTTTGTATCTCTTTTAATAAGTAGACACTAATGCAAGTATACATCTTATTTTTATTTTTATGCAAGTATTTTTAAGTTTTTAGGATATTCTTTGTGATACAAATTCATATGAGGTTGTAAAGTATCTCGTTTGTATATATCAGAATATTTTTTTTCTACACGTCCGTCTACTTTTCTGCAATAATATCTTTTCTTACAGCGTTCACAATAACCGACAATAACATCAGGAGCGTCTTCTAATGCACGCATTTTATGCACGCTGTTTACGTTGTCGCCACACATATTATGTTAATCTGTTCCAGTCTCCATTTGGTAGAAAGCCTGAACAAAAGTGATTCTCGTACATTCCTATAGGTTTATTACACATTGGACAGCGAAAACCATTAGGTTGTATTTGGTATGGTATATTTTTCTTGTTGTCATCACTCAATCTTTTTAGAATATCAGTTATGCTTTCTTCTTTCTTTGATTCACTTTTATTGAGTAAAGCGTTTACTTTGAATGTTAAATCATCAAGAATAGCTTTTATATCTTGTAATGTAACAGGTAGTGTTTTAGCTACGTCTGCTTTTTTTAGTTTTTTTGTTTTTTTCATATTATTCTATTGCCAGAATTGCATCGCTATCTTCACTAATGAAGTAGTGCTTTTTCTGGTCGATTGTTATTACGTCTATTGCCCACGCTTTGAAATAGAGCGTTGCACCTATTTGTGATTTATCATACTTCTGACAGTCGCTTGCAACGTCGAGTATTACGCCTCTTTCTGATATTGAATCACTTTGGATAGCTCCTATGACTTCTTCTTTAATATCCAACTTTATCTTTTTATTTATCGTTTTCATATTATTGTTTTACCTCGTAGACTGTTGTAATTTGAGTATCATCGTAACATCTAACGTCTCCTTCATAACATCTTGTTGCACGATTTTCTATATTTTCTATAGCTTTTTCAGGCGATTCAGCTAAAGTTTTATGTATAAACTTTGTAATAGTTGTTTTAGTTTCTTCTACTTCATAAGTCTTTTGTATAATTTCTTTTTTCATTTTATTTTTATTATTAATTGCTAATTGTTTCATTTTTGCGTCGTTTGCCTCTTGTGCCTGTATTTGTCTAATCATATTCATAGCACATACGTTTAATATTCGAGACGTACTTTGAAGCATAACTTTGTACGTAGGGGCGTTTAAGTGTGTCTGTGGTATGCGTTGTAAATAGCGTATACGCCAGCCACTTTCTGCGTCGTGTCCTCTGCGTTTGATACGTAGAGTCCACCCTTTATACTTTGCAGGTAGTTGCTCTATGTAGTTGTCCATACTACTTCTTTTCTACAATGTCAGTAATTGCTACACCCATTGTGATAAAGTTAGACGCTGACGAGAGAGAGTTTTGGAAAGCACATCGTGTTACTTTAGCAGGGTCTACGATTCCTGCTTTAAACATATCTACATTTTTATCTAGACTTGCGTTATAACCTTTCTTGCCTGTTAGCTTTTTAACTATATGCGTATAGTCTTTTCCTGCGTTTTCCACAATAGCTTTAAGTGGAGCTTTAAGAGCATTACGCAAAATCTCTTCGCCTACTGAATTGCCTTTAATCTTGTTAGAGATTCTGAATAGACACATACCACCTCCTTCTACAAGTCCTTCTTCTAATGCACTACGTGTTGCGTTTACAGCGTCTTCTATCTTGTCTTTCAAATAAGATTTTTCAGAATCAGTATGACCTCCTACTTTAATAATAACTACACCACCTTGAATTGCACTTGCACGCTTTAAAAAGCTCTTTCTTTCGTAGATATTAGTTGTACCTTTAGCTTTAGCTTTGAGAGCGTCTACAGCTTCTTTTTGTTTTTCTGAATCTGTACCTATCAAGATAGTTTTGGTTTCGTTAATAATAGCTCTTTTTACCATACCTAAATGTTCAAGCTTAATATCTGCAAATTTAATTCCACTTGTTTCTGAAATAAGAGTTGCACCTGCTACACTTGCCATATCTTCAAGCTCTGTGCCACGTACGCGTACTATGACACCATTAAATGCTCCCATTTGTTTACTTAGCACAAAATTACCGAGTACTGAATTATCTATGTCAGATACTAAAAACAGTACGTTAGTTATTTTTTGTTGGTTGAGTTGAGTAAGTAGAGTATGCAATTCAGGTAAGTTGTTAATCTTTCTGTCGCAAGCAAAAACTGGTATATCATCATATTCTATAGTTTGTCTTTCTGTATTGTTAATCCACACAGGGTGCATATACCCAACTTTTGTTTCAAGTCCGTTTGTTACTTCGTAGGTAACTTCAGGCAGATTATTTTCTTCAATCGTTACTGGTATGTCTTTGCCTGTATGAGAAATTACTTCTGCTACAAGTTTACCAATTTCTTTTGATTCTGACGAGATGACAGCGACATTTTCTATCTGGTCGTTGCTTTTCACTTCTTGAGCAGATTCAGCAATCCATTTCTCAACTTTCTTACCTATTTCTTGCAAAGAACGCTTTATATCCATAGGGTTTTCAGGGCGTTTAAATGCTTCATCAATGATAGCTTGAAGTAATACAGCTGTTGTACTTGTTCCGTCTCCTGCTTCTTCGTTAGTTTGAGCTGAAGTATTTTTAGCGAGCCAACTTCCCATATTGGCAAACTTATCTTCTAAGTCTAGAATACGCGAGATACTATCTCCGTCGTTTGTCATCTTAGGTTGCATATAATCATCTAAAAACGCATTTCTACCTTTCGGCCCTATAGTTTTCTTAACTGCATTACAGTTTAAGTCTATACCTACTTTGACTGCATTGCGTGCGTCGTCATCGAATTTAATCTGTTTTGTTGTCATATTTTTGTAGTTTTCTTAATTTTATCATTGCAGGTCTCTCTTTTTTTCTGTTTGAGTAGATTCTGCGAGTTCCGTTAATCTTTGTATCGTGTACAACTTCTGCTTTTGCACGTTTAGCTAATTTACTAGCTTTGTTGCGTGCAGTCTTTTCAGGCGTTGTTATTGGTGGTTTTTCTCGTGGAGCAAACCAACTATTTATTATTACATTTGTCATTTTATTATTTCTCCTATTGAAATAGGTCTATTGTCGTTTTCTTTGAGATAGTCTTTAACAGGGTTTAGTTCTATAAATTCTGCTTTAGGTTTTTCTTCAAGAATATCTTGTTCTAATTGTCGTTTTGTTTCTGCTATTGTTTGTTTTACATTTTGCGTGTTTTTAATTTTATGCACTTTGTAAGCATAACCAAACAATACGCCGTATGTAAAAAACAATATTGAGTTAATAATTATTAAGTATATATACATTTATTTACCTTTGCAGGCAAAATTAGTGTAACACCTGTATTTAAAAATACAAGAGCTTATATGTTTTTTAGTTCAAAAAGCACAAACTCTTCACCTTTAGGCACGATTTCTTTGTCTACTGTCCATCTAAATATCATATTATCGTTAAATCTGTAACGTAACGCTAATACGTCTTGAAAGCATTTTATAAGGTTATCTCCGTCGCAATTCTTGTTAGATACACCAAAAATATAGCTAACTGACAGCTTTTTCTTAGGGTCTATATCAAGTTTAGGTAATTTATTGTATACCACTCTTTTGTACGCTTTTAAGTCATTAGTAGCAAAGCGACGCCCTCTATATGCTTGATTAAGCGAAATTGGATTTATTTTTACTTTGTGCATAGTAGTTTAAAATTAGTTCTAGGGTATTCAAGTAAATCTGATTCAGTTGCACGCGAGAGCATTATACAGTTAAGTTCTTTTTTGTATTTACTTTCTTTTCTGTGATGATACGAACAAACAGGCAATATGCACCATTTTTTATTTTGTCTTCTTCCTGCGTAAATAAAGTTGTGATGCCATTCTATACGACCTTCACAAAAGCCGTACTTTGCTAAACAGCATTGCTTCATAAAAATATCATCTGCAAGTTCCATTTTAATTTCATACGGAATCTTGCTTGTCATACTGCCTCTTTTCATATTATTTACTTTTACTTGGTATCCACGCTTTAGAATATTTATGATTGTCTAAATCAAACTTTTCAAAAATATCTTTCAAGGCTAATATGTCTACTTCGTCTTCATCTGCACCAATCTCTTCTGCTATTTGTTTCTTCGATACGCCCGAATCTAGCAAACCTTGTATTAGTTCACTCATTCTAACAGCAATGTGCGTGCCTTTTGCTCTGTTAATTCTTACAGTAAGTAGCTTGCGTTCTGTATCGTCTAAATCCAAAATAGCACAAGGAGCGAGCCAATTATTACGCTTAGCAATAGTATGTCTATGAAAGCCGTCTATGATTGTTTTGTTGCGTGTAATAAGAATAGGTTGTAGCCAGCCTTGCTTTTTAATACTCAATTCAAGTAATCTCATTTCTTTAGTAAATACAAAGTTAGGATTGTAATTATTAGCTGTCAAAGTATTAGGGTCAATCCATTCAATTTTTTCGATAGGTGATTCTAGTTTTATCATACCTTTAGTTTATCTTGTTTTTTATTCATACGCAAGACAATAGGCTTACCATAGTAACCTTTAAGAGCTTGTATAAAGAAAAAGCGTAGAGCATATTCACGCGTCTGATTAAATTTTAAATATCTTTCATCGTTGATATACGCTCGTACATAATCTCTCAATCGTGTTAGTGCCATTATTTTAATTTCTTCTTCTTTTACATTCTCAAGTATGTATTTTTTAATACCTACAACTGACAGTCCATATTTTTTAATAATTTGGTCGTAGCTAGAGTATTGAGCAACAGAATTTATATACTTTGCAGTAGTGTCGAGACTAGGAAAAGCACGTACAAGAGCTTCATAATGTTCAGGTGATTCTTCTTTAATTTTTTTAATATCAAGCTTGCGTCTCCAATGTACACTTGGTCCTACTCGTAGTTGCTTTTTAAGTAGTAGAGCTTTGTAATATAGTTCGTTGATTTTTAGCACATCTTGTTTACTTTGTAGATACTTAAATATATCTTTTTCTTTCCAATCATAAATAGGGGACGCTTTTTTGATATTAGTAATAGTCGAACCACCAATATATGAGAATGCTCCTTGTTTTGCATTACCAGTTATTTTAAATCGTCTGTAAATCGATTCATCTGTACGCACGCCAAGTATCTGACATATCTTTTTACTAGGGTTTGTTTTAAATACTAAATCCCATACTATTTCTTCACCTTTTGCTACGTTATACACTTTTGTAGACGTAATACCAGTTTTAGGCATAACTCGCATATGCTTTCTGTTTTTATCCCAGATGATGATGTTCAGTGCAGAGCCGTCTGTTAAAGCAAGTTCATAATCAAGTGGTACACAAAACCAATACAATTCTGCCCAGTCTGCATTAGCTACATCTTGTACAACATCTACAGTTTCAGGGTATACAAACTCTTCATCATAAAATGCTACTTTAATTTTTTTGGTATAGCCAATCTCTTGAGCTACTTCGTGTACCAAGAGTAAAACAGCTTGAGAGTCTTTACCTCCACTAAAGTCTACAATGAAGTCATCATAATTTTCTATAATAAATTTAATACGCTCTTTTGCCGCTTCGTAGACATTTTGTTCTTGTTCTTTTAATTCTACAGGTTTACTTAACATTGTGTTTTAGAAAATCTAATAAGCGTGATGACATTGGAATGCCGTCTATTGCTATCTCTTTTAATAGCTTGTTAAACAGTTTAAATTCTTCTTCAGTCTCAAAAATCAATTCATATTTATACGCTAAATCTGTACGCTCTGAATCTTCTGTATCTGATACGTCATTGAGTTCAGAAAAGCCTACATTGTCTAGTTCTCTATCTGAAAATCCCCAGTCTAGTAAGTCTGATTGTTCAAACGCATTAGCTAGTAAATCAAAGTCCCAATCTCCAGTATTTTTGTTACTTCTAATATTGTATTCTTGAGCTTCTTTGTCGTTGAGTTGTCTATTAGGTACACGCACGTCAATTTCTTCATCACCTCGACCCAATAATTGCATTATTTTCATTCTTTGATGACCTGCTAACAATGTATTATCTTTATTAACTACAGGTATTTCCACAAGTCCAAACTTCTCAAGTGATTTAGTTAAGTCTTTGACTTGCTTGTCAGTCATTCTTCTTGGATTATGTTCATAAGGTACTAAATCGTTCACGCGTCTTTTTTCTGTTGTAAATGTAATTTTATTCATATACATATAGTATATACCAATACTATTGGTAATGCTAGTAAGAAAAAGAAAAAACAGAATAGAAAACAAGTTCCCCTGAAGAAAAGATAAGATAAAAAGAAAGTAAAGACAACAAGACGAGTTATTGGCTCTATTTCTTTTCAACAGGCAAAAGAGAGTGTCCCTAATCGTTCTAGCTTATGCTATCGTAGTCTAGTCTACTCGCGTACACTAGCTACCCTGATACTGTTACTGTCTACAGTAAACAAAAAAGACCTACTAGTCGCAGTATTAGAGTGTATCTAATAGTAGTAAGTCTTTTTTGCTTACAACTCTGCGACGAGTTGTTATCTTGCAATATACATATTGTATAGCAAGCGTGATTTATATGCAATATTGACAAAATAGCTCACTGTGTCATTGTAAATAGTTTTCCACATATACACATTTTGACTACTTGCATTATAGCAATGGGCTTGCTATAATATAAGTATAAGAGTTGATAGCTCTTATAATAAATATATGAATTACTTTACTAAAGAACATTACCAAGGTGGTAACATAGCATTACTAGAACAACTTAATATTACAGAACCAGTGGCGACATTCTTACAATGGAAAAATGGAGGATTCAAAGTTAAGAAAGGTGCAAAAGGTATTCCAATGAGGACATTCGTTGGTGCGACAAAAACAGTTAAGCGTGCTAATGGAAAAGAAGAAGCAATTAACGGGTCAGTACCAAGAGCGTTCTATGTATTCAAATTATCAGACGTAGAAGAAGTTAAATAATATGAGATACAATCTAATCAGGAAATTTGACAAACAAGTTATAACAACTTTTTTCCAAAAACCAACAAAGCAAGAAATCAGGGACTTCATATTACAGTATCTTGGCGAAACAGAGACAAAATATTATTCAATAGCAAAAGCAAAATAAATATATGATTAACAAGAAAAATAAGGCGTTGTTTGATACACTATCAAAGTACGCTAATGAATACGTTAAGCACAGAGCAAGTATTAAGAAAGACATTGAAATAGGCGACTTAGTAGCAATAGATAAGTTTATAATGTACGTAACAAGTCAAGAAGGTGCAAAGAAGAAAAAGACAGCATACGACAAGTGTATAATTTGCAGAAAGTTAGATTGTACGTGTAACAAATAAAATATATGTTTAAATGCTACATTAACGAATACGATTGCAGAGAGTTCAACAGAGTTATTAAAGATTCAGAAACAGACTACTTTGAAATATACGAATGCTTTGAGCCTAAAAAAAGAAAGTCATTATTGTTTGCAGTCAAACCTAAATGGGTTGATACAAATGTATTAATGTATTTAACGTCAGAAGAAAGTTGTACAAATCATTACTTCAAGATTCTGAATTGGGAAAAGAACGAACAAGGACGTGAAAAACTTATTACTAGATATAACGATTATTATAACAAGTATGCAACTGGGGGAAGCAGTCGAACTAGCACTACAACAGATGAAGAAAAACACACTCAAAAAGTGGTTACTGGCACTCGATGATTCAAAGACTTGTGCAGGGTGGACTTCACACGAGATACAAACTATAGGGTTATCAACGCGATTCATTAAAGCAATGAGCAAAAAAGACGTGCTAGACACAATATTACACGAAATAGCACACGCTCTATGTGATGAAGCAGACGAACATAATCACAAGTGGAAACAAACAGCTAAACGTCTCGGTGCTAGACCATATGCAACAATAGGTGAAAAAAATTATAAAAAAATAAAAGCAAAACTATGAAAAGAAATTGTATAAAGTGTAATGAAGAAATTAAAGACGGTGATGTTAGATTTATAACAGCAGTAGGTTCAATCTGTGAAAAATGTTATTTTAAAGAAGAAGACAATCAAGAGTGCGAAGAGTGCGGATATATTAATGGACATTCTAATAGTTGCGTAAAATGTGAATAATATGGAAACAACACTCGATTTGTTAATCAAGACGCAAGACCAATTAAGTAGAACGCTAGATTTAGTTTTAGAGCTACAAGTAAAACAAGCAGACTTAAAAAGACGTTTTGAATTATTAGAAGACGTTGTGTTTAGTGCCAAAGCAATGGTACAAAATGATAAAGTAGATATGCCTCATTAAAACGAAACAGGTCGATACTTACCTACAGATTCTAAAGTTATTAGAAAAAGACGCTTGCAACAGCGTGTAGTTAAAAACACTCTACAAAACGTATGAAAAAGACAATACACTTTGAAGTAACAAAGCAAAAAGCAGGCATTAAAAGAAAGTGCGTAGACTGTAAAAATACTATTACAACTAACTCTCATAATCATTACTTATGCACAAGTTGTAAAGTAGCTAGAACAAGCAGAAATAGACCTGTAGAGATAGATTCAAGTATACGACCTAAGTATACGTGGAAATATGCTCGACCTGATACTATTAATTACACAACATTATTAAGAAGACAAAAGAAAACAAAACAATGAAATATATATTACCAACGCTAATTACAGGATTAGCAATAATCGTAGCATTTTACTTTCTAATACCTGAAGTTATAGAAAGACAAATACGCAAAGACTGTATAAATATGCACAAAGTTCAGCGTGAAATGCACAAGTGGCAACAAGAAGACTGTCTAGCAGTAGGTGTTAGTGTTAATTTACCAATAATAGAAAAATAATATGACAAAAAAAGAAATAAACTGGGAATCAGACCTAGAACATGTAGTTAAATACCAACTTACAACAGACTTTGTAACAGATAAGCAAATCCTAACAAAGTTATTTTCTAAGTTGCTATCTCAAGAGAGAGAAAAGATAGTAGAAGAAATAAAAAACAGTATAGAAGTCCTAGCAGATATAGAACATACAAGGTGGTCAAAGTGGCAAAACTATTTACACCAAAAGTTAGACTTTTCTACTGGTAAATATGTTTTATCTGAAAGTGATTTTGAACATTGGAACAGACAAATACATACTCCATATCCAGAACTCTCCGAAGCAGAAAAAGAAAGTGATAGAGAAGAAGCGAGGAATAGTATAGATGCAATTATTAAACATATAACATTATAAAAAATAGAATTATGAAGAAAATAATACTTCACCTATGTGCTGATACAGGAAGTGATAGCTACCCCTACTCCCAAGACTCTAACTATGAAGTAATAAGAATAGGAAGTGATATTGGTGTAGAGAACTATCACCCATCAAAGAATGTATATGGGGTATTTGCTAATCCTCCTTGTACTAACTTTTCTTCTGTAAGAACATCAGCAAAAATTCCTAGAGATGTTGAAGAAGGTTTACGACTTGTAAAAGAATGTCAAAGAATTATAAAAGAGGCAAACCCCACTTTCTGGGTAATAGAAAATCCTGCAACAGGATTACTTAAAAAGTATCTAGGAAAGCCAGACTTTGTATATCAACCATGGGAATTTGGCAGCCCTTGGTCAAAAAAGACAGCATTATGGGGAAAGTTTAATAAACCCCAAAAGATTTATTCAAAGTGGGAAGACGTACCAAACAAAATACCAGAGCTGTATATTCGAGGAAAAAGAAACAAACCAAACATGGTTTATCTTCATAAATCAGCGTATAAGTTAATACCAGAATTCCATCGCCTACCAATTCCTCAAAGTGATATGGAATTTAGAAGTTTGTGCTCTCAAAAGTTTGCACAAGCATTTTACCAAATTAACAATTAAACATATAACATTATAAAAAATAGAATTATGAAAGAAGAAGAAATTAAAAAGATTATAGATG